CTTTTAAGTAGTAGAAAGTTGAGTATTTCTGTAGTTTTTCGTCAGTTCAAAGCTGTACGAAAACACAGGGGAAGACAACGTTTGTCTTACTGAAGCATTACGGGGCGCGATCGCTGTAAATGTCATAAGTCATTGAAAACAAAGTATTATATGTATGACAAAAATATTCTTCGGCGGACACTCCATTTCCTTTTACATGTAGTTACAATGTCCCCCGATGGCGAGAAGTGAGTTTTACTGTACTTTCCGTTAGACGAAAAAGCAGAAGCGCACAGCGCACGAACCCGGTAAAAATTCCCACGAGGCAGTAATGTCGCAAACAGCAAGCGGTGTTGCAGTACAAGAACAGAACAACCTCGACGCCGGCTTGCTGCCGATGGCGGTGGATTACGGGGTGCGCGCACGCGCGTCACTCGCCGGGGCGGTGGAAGAGGGCGATCCGCTTATCGCGACGCCTGAACTTTCCGCGATGCTCGAACTGCTCGCGAACGATGGTCATTCGATCGACGGCGCGCTCGACGAACTGAACCGGCTGAAAGGCACGCTGGCGACGCACCTTACGATGCACCGCCAGCTTGCCCGCCAATTGGCGAGCGTGGATTCCACGCACGCCGCAGTCCTCTCCCACCGCCGTTAATGCCCCTCCCCACTATGAAGGGCGTTGGAAACCGCGCCCTTCATTGCCTTCGGTGAATCAACCAGCGTCCGCGTGTTTGCATCCAAGCGCATCTGACGTACCGCATCCTGAAGAGCACCCGGCGTGATAATGACCTTCGTGTCCGGGTTCTTCTCGTTCCAGTCCTGCATGTTCGCCCGTGCCTTATCCACTGCCTCCGGATCGTTCTGCGCGAGCCCGCGCGCCCACATGTTCAGAACCTGCGCCTGCTTGACCTTCGTCGCGCTGACTGCCTGATTAATCTCCGTGCGCAGTTCCTGATTTTGTGCGACTTCCGGCGAGCGCCCGCCGATCATGCGCGAGGCCGCGTCGATCGGCGAGGCGTCGGCGATCTTGCGACCCTTGAAGTCGACCGATTGGCCCGAGCCCATCATCTGCACGCCCTGCGCGATGTGCTTGGGCGCGGTCGGTGCGAGCGCCATGAGCGTGCGCGCCATGCTGCCCGACGTTGCCGCGTCGTACGCGTCGCCCAACTGCGAGATGATGCCTGCGGCCGGGCCGATGGCATCCGCGACCGACTTCATCTTGTCGCGCGCGTTGGAGAGCTTGCCGATATCGGTGCCCGGAATCAGGCGCCCCATTTCCAGATGGCTCGACATATCGATCGGCCCCAGGCGTGTGAGCCCATGCATCAGGACGTCGCCCCACTTGTGGCCGAGCGCGCCCTCGGCGAGTTCACGTTTGAAGCGCGCGAAGTCGGTGTTGTAGCCCATCAGGTTGCCGATCGTGTCGACGACGTCGTCCAAGTTCTGCATGAACGGCAGACCCTGCACGCCAGCCGCTGACGTCTGCATGAGCAGGAGCATGCCGAGCACGCGAGCGGCTTGCGGGCCGCCGCGCTTGATCATGCGCGCGATCAGTTCGAGATACGTCACTTCCCAGTGCTTGAACGCCATCAGCACACGGCCGGTGAGCGTGCGCGAGACGTTCGGGCGGTTGTACTTCGCGTAGATGCCGCTCGTCTCGTCGGTGGCGTTCGCCGCGAACTGGTACGGATCCGCGACGCCGAGCGACTTCGCCACGTGCCATGCCGCGTGGAATGCCATGCGACGGTTAAACGCTTCCGCGACCGAGTGCATCATGCCGGCGAGCGTCATGAAGGCGGTAAAGCGCGTACGCAGACCTTCCGCGCTGCGCGCGACGGGATCCTTGATCAGCGGCAGGCGGGAGAGCTGCGACGAGAGCCACGTCGCGACGTTTTGCGAGCCGAGTTCGTACAGGTGAAAAATCTCCTGCGACTTCACGATGCCTTCGCGCGTCGCACGCTGCACGGCCGCGCGATACTCCGGATCCTTGATTTCCTTCTTGCCGAGCGCGTACGGCATGGCCTTCGCGACCGCGGCGATCGCGCGCGAGATGCCGTGCTGCGCCAAGAACGGAATCGTCTTGAGCGGCATTTCCGTGATGATCGTCGCAGCCGATACCGGCGAGCCCGCCAGATACCACGCGAACATTGCGGCCGTGACGTTGTTGCCCGCGGCCCCGCCGTTGAACATGTACTTCTTCAGCGCGATCGCCTCGTCAATCACGTCGCCCTTTGCCTGCGGAATGTCCGTGATCGCGCGGTTCAGATCGCGCATGTAATAGCGCTGGCCGGCGAAGCGTGCGTTGCTCGTCAGGAAGTTCGACAGGATGCGCGGCAAATCCTGGCTGAAACCGGCGATGCCCTGACGCTCAAGGCGGCGCTTCAATGCCGAGCGCTCGGACATCGCAAGCTGGATGACCGTTTTCATGGCTTCGTCCGCGCCGACCTTGTCCGCGAAGAGGGCGAGCGTTTCAGGCGAGAGCCCTTCATAAAGCTGGTGCGCCTTCTCGCTCTTCACGCCGCGCTGAATCTGCACGCTCGGGTCGTCCTTGTAGAGCATCGCTTGCCGCTCGGCTTCGAATCGCGCTTCCGCTTCGGTCGGGAAGAGGCCAAAGTAGGCGGTCATCGGCTGGTCCGTCTCCGGATCCACCTCGCGCATGCCCGTCTCCGGGTCGATGTGATAGGCGTAGACCGAGTACTTGCCGAAGCGCATCAGCGGCAGGTAGCCGCCCGACTTGAGCATTTCGGCGCGCTCGAAAATGTCCTCGACCTTCTCGCGCGTCTCTTCGTACGGCGTGAGCATTGCCTGCAGGCCGCTCGCGCGTTCCGTCTCGCCCTTCGTGACTGCGGCGTCGAGGGCCTTCGTCAGCATGTTGATCTTCGCATCGAGCGATTCGCGGATCAGGCGCTGCGCCGCGCTCGGCTTGTCGATGATCAGTTCGCGCATTTCTTTCGGCACGAACCCTTGTGCCATGCCCCACGCCTCGGACGCGGCGACTTCGTCGAGCGACGCGTCGACGGCGTCGCGCGTTTGCTGATAGACGCGCTTGCCTTCTTCGGTCAGGCCGTACTTCTCTTCGAGATGCCGGTCGGACCAGATCTTGCCCTGCATGACGTTGTCGCCCGAGAGCGTGCCGTCGAGCAGCGCCTGCGTGGCGCGGCGCATCTGCTCGGTCTGGCGCGCGCCCGCGAACAGCTTCTTCACGTTCTGGCGGAAGTTCGCCGTCGGCGGCACGACATTCGGCGCGTGCTCGGCCGGGCGGACCGCGGCGAGTGCGACGGTGTTGTGCAGCTTGCGCGCCGTGTCGAACACGCGGCCGTAGTGCTCGTCCTTCAATGCCTTGTGCAACTGCGTGCCGAGCGTCTTGTCCCACCAGCCGAAGGTCTTGACCGACTTGTTCTTGTCGAGCAGGGTATCGGCGACTTTCTTGAAGCGCTCGTCCGCGGCGTCGCTTGCCGACTTCGAGATATCGGCCATCGGCGCCTTTTCCGACATCATCGTGTCGGTCTTGAGCGTCGCGTCGCCCTTGAGCACGTCTTTCAGGCCGCGCAGGATCGGCGAATCCGATGCCATGCCGAAGAGTCCCTTCGCCTTTTCGACCAGTTCCGACAGCCACTGCTTGGCGCGCGCGACCCATCCGGTGCGCTTCGCATCGAAACGGTCCTTCAGGATGTCGGTTGCCTTGACCGCCCAATATTCGGACGGGTTCACCAGCTTGTAGTGATCGTCGTAGTTGAGCACGCCATCGCGGAATGCCTTCGCGACGCGCGCCCATGCGCTCTGACTGCCGAGCGACGAGGCGAGCATGTCGCCGAACGCGGCCTTTTGCTCGGGCGTCGCGCGCTTGTACGCTTCCTGCCAGTCGCGCGACCATGCCTTATAGATCGCGTGCCGCACGTCTTCCGGCATCATGCGCTCGGTGTGGTGCAGGATTTCGTGCACGGCCGTCGTCTCGTTCGTGCTTCCCTTGAACAGACGCACGACGCGCGCGATGCTGCTGTACATGCCGGCCGTGCCACTCTGATCCATGCCGGGCGTGCGCACCGAGAAACCGAGATCGTCGGCGATCGCCGGATTCTGATCGAGCAGCCACTGCGCGAAGTCGACCGAATCGCGCGAGATGTCGCCCTGGCGCGCGGCGCGCAGCAAGCGCTCGCGCACATAGAGTTCGCCGCGCTCGCGGTCGTCGCGCGCGAGCTTGCGCTCGACTTGGCCGTCGCGCTTGTTCTCCAGCTTCCACAGCAGGTTTTGCGTCGCGAGGCGGAATTCCGCATCGGTCATCTCGCCCGCTTCGAGCTTCTTGTTCAGACGGCGCAGCGTCGTGAGGGCGGACGTGCGCACGGGCTCGGGCGTGGTGGCGAGTGCGCTGTCGCGCGCGAGGCCCGACATGTCCTGCAGGTCGAAGTGCTCGCCCGGCTTCTTTGCCTCGGTCGGCGCTGCGGGCTTCGGGTCGTTCAGGATCGTGCGCGCTTCCTCGGCCATCGAGGGCAGGGCGTAGAGCGCCGACTTGTTCATCAGCACGTCGAGCGCCTTCTCCGCGCGCTCGCCGCGCACGGTCGCCTCCATCCACTTCGAGGACGAGACGAAGTCGCCCGTCTGGTCGAGCAGCGCGCGGTCGAGGAAGTACTTTCCGCCTTTTGCCTTCGACTTCGGCACCTGAATCGTGATGTCGCGGCCCTGCGGGCGCACGCGCACGACGCCGTCGCGGCTCGCGATGCCGAAGCGGGCGATGTTCTCGTCCTGCGACGCCTGCAGGAACTTCAGCGCGTCGGCGCCCGTGCGCAGACGATAGTCGCCGCGCACGTTTGATTCGAAGTTGAACTTCTTCGGCAGGAGAATGCCCTGCTCGGTCGTGCCGTCCGACTTCGTGAAGTTGATGATCGTGCCCGACGAGCCTTGCATTTCGCCGTACGCGGCGAGCAGGTTGCCGGTGACGATCTTGGCCGTCTCGCGCTCGTTGCCCGGGCGCACGCGGAACAGATCATCAGCGCGGCCCGAGAGGCTCGACACTTCGATCTTGCCGAACTGCGTCGCGGGCAACGTGACGTGGCGCAACGAGCCGTTCAGCGCGAGCGAAACCTGCAGCTTGCTCATGGAGAACGGGTTGCCGCTTTCCTTGTGCGTGCTCTTCAGATCGGTCACGACGGCGTTATACAGCTCGCCGTTGATCTCGACGCGCCAGAACGTGCCGATGCGGTGATCCTTGATGAAGGACGTCGCGCGGTCGGCCGTCGCGCCCATCGCGCCCGCGGCGCTCGCATCAAACTCGGCCGGCATACCGTGCTGCTGATAGTTGCGCTTTTGCTCTTCGACCATGCGCTCGGCCGTCTCGTCGTTGACTTTCGTCGCCTTGAGCGCCTTGCGATACTTCTCTTCGTCGAACGTCGCGCCGAGCCCGTTGCGCTCGCGATCGCGCTTCACGCCTGCCTCGAACTCCGTGCGCAGCTTCGCGACGAGCGCGTCGGCGTGCGCCTGCGGGGTCTGGCCGCCGAGGTTCTCGGTGGCTTCCGCGCGGATCTCGTCCGGCGTCATCGGCTTGCCCTGCGCCTTGATGGAGTACTCGCCGTAGTAAGCGTCCTCGCCGAAAGGCGTTTCCGGGTTGTCGCCCTGGTGGAGCAGCTCGGCGCGCGTTTCCTTCGCGTCGTAGTCGAACGTGCGCGGTTCGAGCTCGTTCTGGTTCGTGCGGTTCAGATAGTCGATCAGCGATTCGTACTGCGCCTGCACTTCGTTGTAGAACGCGTGCTGCGTCTCGACGGGCATCAGTGCCAAACGGCCGGTTGCCTTGCGCGCGATGTCATCGACCGCGCTGCCGTCGTCGGGCAGAGCGTCGATGCCCAGGCGCCGGCGCAACTCGTCGTTGTCGAGCAGGTATTGCGTGATCACCTGATCGCCGTACTTGTTGAGCATGTCCGGCGCCTTGATCGACGTCGCCGATTCGGTGTTGCTCGACGTGTTCGCATTGAGCGACTTCATCTTCTTCGACAGGAGCGCCGTCGGGCGCTTCTCGGCCGGCAGATCGACGTTCAGGATGGAGTACTCGGGCAGCACGACTTGGCCGGTGCGGTGAATGCGGCCCAACATCTGCATGAAGATGTTGATGTCCTGCGCCGGTTGCGCGACGACCATATGGCGTTGGCGCTGATCCTTGAACTTCTCCGACGCGTGCAGGCTGATACCGGTCGAACCGGCCACGTTCAGCACGAGCGCGTCGAGCGAGCCGGCGTTGAAGCGGCGCGTCGTGCCGACCTTGTCCGTCTGTTCTTCCGGCGCGATCTGGCCGAGCGCGGGCTTGGCGCCCGAGTAGTCGACGGCGAGATTGCGGCCGGTGATTTCCGCCACGCTATAGCCTGCCTTCTCCAGCCGGTGGCGCATCCAGTCGATAGGCGAAACCGGGATGTCGAGTTTCAGCTTGTCGATCACGGCCTGCGCGTCGGCGTACGCGCGGCGCGTGCCGCCGTCGAGCGCCTCGATCGGCACATAGACCTTTTCCTTGTCGCCGTTCGGCTTCTGCACGATCACGTAGCGCGTGCGTTCGAGCGCGCGCGAGAGCACGGTGCGATAGTCGAACTTGCCGAGCGGGTCGCCCACCTTGATGCCGTTGTTGTCGGCATACTCGGCGAGGAACGAGCCCATCGTGTTTTCCACGGCGATGAGCGGCTTCTTGTTCGCCTTGAGCGCTTCGATCGCCTTGTCGGCTGCCGCATCCGCTTTCAGGCCAAGCAACATCTGACGCACGAAGTTGTGAACCACGCTCGAAAATTCGGTGTGGTTGACGCTCGACGATGCCTGATTGCCCGCGATGTCATGAATGGCCGCGCCTTGTTGCTCGGCGTCCTTCTTCATGTTCGCGACGTGGCCTTCGTGGAACGCCTTGTCGGCGTCGACGATCGCGCGCAGTGCTTCGGTGACGTGGTCGGACAGCTTCTCGTGCTCGGCTCGGCGCGCGGTGTCGGTCTGCGTCTCGATGCTCACGCCGTCATAGCTGCGCTCGCGGCGGAACATCTGCCCGGCTTTCACGAGGTTGTTCGCCACGACCGTCTGCAGCGGCAGGCCGCCCGCGGTCATCGCGTTCAGAAGCTGCTCGTCGTCGCCGATCGCGTCGCCGATGTCGGTCTTGAAATAGACCGGCATGTTGTCGGGGCGCTTCGCGTAGGTCGCCGACAGGTACACGGCGCCGCGCGCGCCGTCGAGCGCGCCCTTCACGAATTCGCCCGTCGCCGATGCACCGCCCGCATTGTGCGACTCGTCGAGCACGAAGATCGCGCGGTGCGCGAGCGCCATGAGCGCCGCGCGCTGGCGATTCTCGGTGTTGATCTGCGAGTAGGTGAGGAACACGGCGTTGCTGCCTTCGGGCAGTTCGCCCGTGGCCGCGATTGCATCGATGTTCTTGCGGTGCTGCGAGGGCTTGTTGGCGAAGAGCTTGTTGCCGCCCGGGCCCGAGATCCACGCATCGGAGTTCATGATGAACGGCGCGACGTCGTGCGTGCCGATGTCGGCCAAGTCCCCGTGCATGTCCGTGAAGAGTTGCGGCTTGACCGTGATGAACACCGGAATATGGCCGTTCTTCGCCGCCCACCGGATGACCGACGCGGCTTGCCGACCCTTACCGATGCCGGTCTGGTCCGCGATGATGGTGCCCTTGCCGCGGCTGATCTGGTGAATGGCGGACGCGACCGAGTCGACCTGCAGGCCCATCAGCGCATCGTGAAGCTGCTCGACCGAGTCGTATCCGAGTTCGCGCGCGGCGAACTTATCGATGTTGCCGACTTGATCTTCAAGACGGTTGAGCGCGTCCTGCGTCGGCCCGGCCATGTTGACCGGAATGAGCACGCCCTCGTCCTTGCGGCCCGAGCGCGGGATGTATTTCGCCTGGAACTGATTGTCCGGGTCGTTATTTACGCGATCGTTTCCAGCAGCGCGCGCAGATCCATCGTTTCCGGCTTCGGCGGGTTCGGACCCGGCTTCGCTTCGAGCGTCCAGTCGATCAGACTCAACAGGCGTGTCATCCCGTCGCTGTGCACGATCAGTGTCGGCCAGTCCTTCATCGGGTTTTGCTCGCTGATCGTCCACAGATCCGGCGCGCTTTCCTGCGACATCTCCAGCGCCGCGCGCGCTTCCTTCGGATCCGCGTCGATCATTGCCCGCAGCTTGCTTTCCAGCAGCGACATCAGCAGGCTTCGCGTCATCCACTGCCGCGGGCTTGCCGGCACTGTCAGTGCGGCCTTCTGCGACTCGTTCATCGGGCTTTTGGGCGTCCAGACCGTTTCGGAATTGTTCATAGACATCGTTCCAGTTATCTACACGTGCGATGCTACCTGCGCGCGGGCTGACTTGCTTCGATTTTTCGCGGCCGTCGAGCGTGATGACGCGCACCGGCCACGCGGCGCCCTGGCGGCTGTACAGCTTCCCATCGACTTCGAAGTGCGACGTGACGTTGTAATTGCCGTAGAGCCAGTTGAAGAAGATGCGGTCGTCCGTGCTCAGTCCGCCCGCGACCTTGTCCGCGCCGATGATGAGCGTTGCCTTGCCGTCGTCCTTCAGCGTGCGCAGCGCTTCGGCCGCGATCAGGTGATCGATCTTGCCGATCTTGAAGCCGTCGAAGCTGACCTTCGTCGCCTTGCCCGCGTCGTCCTTGAGCGAGCCGAACGGCGGGTTCGTGATGACGGCGTCTTGCGAATCGACCGGCACCGCCCCCGACTCGACTGCCTGCAGCGCGTCGCCCTGAATCGCATCGAAGCCTTGCGCCTTCAGGTTGCCGAAGCGCTGATCTTCGAGCTCGTTCGCCGTGACGTTCTTCGGGTCTGCCGTAAGCAGCAGCATGCCGTTGCCGGCCGTCGGCTCGTACACCTTCGTGTCGTGGTCGATGCCCGCGAGCTTCGCCGCCACGTACGCGAGCGGGGCAGGCGTGCTGTACGCCTGATTCTCGATGCTCGTGCTCGTGCGGATGTTCAGGTTCGGCTGATCGTTGTACAGGCCGACAAGCGTCTCGAACGTCGCGCGCTCGTCCTTGCCTTGCGCCACGATGTCGCGCGCGCGGTGCGCGATCGCCGCTTCGAGATCCTCCTGCGCTTGCTTCAGGCGCGCGTTGTCGGCGGGCTTGCCGTCGAACGTCGCCACGGCCTTGCGCAGTTCGGCGTTGTCCTTCGGCAGACGGCCGGCCGTCAACTCACTATAGAAGTGATCGACGAGCGACTTCGGTGCGGCGTCGCGCGCAACTTCTTGCGTCTTTTCGGCAACTTTTTGCGCGGGCTCTTCCGCCTTGCCGCTATCGAGTTCATGGCCCGGCGTCATGCCGTGGTTGTCGAAGCCCGGATAGTGGCGCACGTTCTCGTAAAAGCCGCGCAGATACGGGCGGATGTTTTCGCCGATGTCCTCGACCATCGCCTTCGCGAAGTCGGCGAACTTGCGTGCGCCCGCCTCGATGTGAAAGCCCGCGAGCATCAGGCCCGCGTGCATCATCTCGGGGTCGAGGCCCGCGTTCAACTGGCCGAGCTTCTTGCGAAGCGTCTCGCGCGCCTTCGCGGCGGCGTCGGCCGTGAAGGTCTTGTTGCCCGCGCCGTAGCTGCTATCGCGCTTCGGGGCTTCCTGTTCGGGTTGCGCTTCGGCGCGCGGCGCTTCTTCGGTCTTGGGCGTGCCGCGCATCGCCGACGGATCGATGACGATCGCGTGCGCGCCTTCTCCCGCCTTCGTGACGGTGATCGGCTTCGGCTCGGCGGGCTTCACCGAGCGCACGAACGCATCAAGCGTCGGCTTGATGTCGTCGTACACGAGCGCACGGGCCGCCTTCGTGACGCGCGCGATCGCATCGGCGTCGCCGCCTTCGGCCTTCGTGATGTAGTCGGCAAGCGCGCGGTGCGCTTTCTTGTCGCGCTCGGTCGTGGCCGACTTCACCATACCGAGCACGGCATCGCGCGCGGCGCTCGCGGGCGTTACATTCCCGGCGTCGGCACCGCGCCCGGATCCGTCTGCGCCGGGTTGTACCCCACGCCCGGTGCCAGCGGCGTCGCGCCCGGCTGCGGGGCTGCGCCCGGCGCCATCATCGGTGCCGGTGCTGCGCCCGGAGGCGGCGGGGGCGGCATCGCCTTGCGTGCTTGCGACAGGCCCGGGGGCGGTCCCTTCTTGTGCTTCGCGTGCGTCTGCGCGACTTTGTGCTTCGGTGCTGCTGCCATCGGTTTGCTCCTTCAGTTTGCGGGCTTGTTGGGCCTCGCGTTCGGTTTTCGGTTTGGCGACAGGCGGCTGCGCGACTTCGCCGAGGGGGTCTTCGGCGCCGTACGGTTGCGCCGGTTCGCCCGGCAAAAGCTTGCGACGGCTTGAATCTTCTGCCGGCAGTTCACGGTTCGTCGTGTAGCCGCGCGATGCGTGCTGCTCGGGATACTCGCTAAAGAGCGACGGGTGATCGTGCGGCAGATCCACGTACCAGACGCGCGACTTCCGGCCATCTCGGCTGCCCCAATCACGCGCGTACCGTTCGCTCGACGAGAACCACAGCGGCCCCGTCGTGTCGCCGGGCTCGCCGCCGTGATACATGCGAACCGTGTCCTGCGCGGGCGCGTTCTCACGCGCGGCCTTCGCTTCCTTCTCGGTCTTGGGCTTGGCGATCACGCGCGTCGACGGCGTGAGTTCGCGCGCGAACGGCGCTTTCGTGTCGCCCTTTTCGAGCCATTCCTTGAACATGCCGATCGGCAGTTCGCTGATCGCCGCGCGACCGTTCCAGCCGTCGGCGTAGTTGCGGTGATACGCGGCATCGGCATCCGCGACCGAGTCATAGCCGAGCATCACCTTGTGCTCGTCGAACTTGCCCGTTGCGGGGTCGGTCTGGTCGACGATGAACACCTTGCGGCTCGCCGGGTTCGGGCCGACGAACGTGTCGATGTGCTCTTCATCGGCGCCGACGGTGCGCTTGATGTAGCCGTAGTGGTCCTGCAGCGTGTTTTCCCACACGACGCCGTCCGGATCCACGCCGCTGCGCTTGGAGCCCTGCGGGTTCTCGATGGACACGTCGAGGCCGTGAATCTCGACGTGGCCCTTCTGATAGTTGCCGGCTTCCTTCTGCGCCTGCGTCGGCTCGGGCAGATCGTTCTTCGGCGACGTCGCGGCTTGATGCGCGGCTGCATCGACGTCCGCGGCGCTCGGCGCGCTCGGCTCGTTCTGAGCGCCGTCGAAGCCGTAGAAGTGGGCGAGGGCGGCCGGGTCGTTCTTGAACCGGTTGAGCGTCTCCCATTCCATGCGTTCGGCCGGCGTGAGCTGCGCACCCGCGACGGAGACATCCTCCTGGCCGCTCGGCGACATTACCGTCTCGATCGAACCGGCTTGCTTGGCGTGCAGCGCGTCCCACCGTTGCGCGGCGAACTCCATGACTTGCTGTGCGTGCGCTGCAGTTGCACCCACTGGCGAGGCGGTGTCAACAGTCGATTTGTTGGCCCACGCTTCATATCGCGCCTGTGCTTCGGGCGAGAGGCGGGTTGTACCGTTCGCGTCCGTCACCCAATCGTCTGCATGGAATGTCGGCGCGGCGGTCGGCATCGTCGGCTCGACGCGGCCGTCGCCCATGTTCTGCGGCGCTTGCGGCGCGGGCGGTACCGGCGTCGGCTTCGCGACGAGTGCGTCCGGATCCATGCCGGCGTCCTTCGCCATCTCGCGCACGACATTGTCGGCCGCGACCGAACTCGCGTGCGGCTGGTTCGCGCTCGTGCCCGGTGCGCCGAGTCCGCTCGACTGTGCAGCCGGTTCGACGTTCCAGCGATTGCCGTGCTTGTCGGTGATGACGCCGCCGTCCTCGTCGAACGTCGGCTTCGATTCGCCGCGCAGCGTGCGCGCGAGGCCCGCGTTACCGGCCAAGCCCGCGCCGAGCATGCCGTTCATCATGGCCGTCTGCACGAACATGTCGCCGGCCGAATGCAGCCAGTCCGTGAACTTCGCATCTGGTGCGAGGCCGATGCCGCCCGGCAGTTTGTCCGTGACGAAGTTGCCGAGCGCCATCGCCTGCGTGCTCGGCAGATCGCGGATCATCGACTGCCAAATGACCTGACCGAGATCGTCGGTCGACGCGCCCGCGACCGACTTGCGGATCGCGTCGAGCTTCGCATCCAGACCGAACGCATGGCCGAGCACGGCGAACGCGCCCATCATGCCGGCGCGTACCGTCGCCTCGCCCGGCGTTTGACCGGCGTCGCGCCCTTCGCTGTACGACTGGCCGAACATCTGAAGCGCATTCTGCGCGAGCGGCGCGAGATCCATGCCTTCAACGAGTGCGCCGCCGAGCAGCGCCGGCGCGAGCTGCGTGACGCCCGACACGGCGCCTTCGAGATTGCGCGTGAACGGATTCGCGCTCTGACCGATCGCGGCCGATGTGTTCGAGAGCGACTTCGCGGCCTTGTCGAGCATCGCGCCGGGCACGTCCGTGCCGAGCATGTCCGCTTCGAAGCGGCCGAGGCCGACGGCAGCCTGACCGACGCCGACCACGCCCTGCGCGACGCCGCGCACGAACGGGTTGCCATTGCGGAAGCGCGCGGCGGTGTCGAAGTCGAAATCCGTCGACTTCATATAGTTCGGCGTGACCGTCGGCTGCCCGCTCGCGGCTTCGCGCTGTGCCTGCGCGGCTGCGACGTCAGGTGCGACGCCATTGGCGACGAGCCGCGCGGTGCGGTCCTCGACGCTCGTGCCGATGTCAGCCGAAGCGGGGTTCTGGTTCGCCGCGTACTGTGCCGCGCGATACTGCGCGACTTGGCCGCCAATGGTCTGCTCCTTGACCATCTGCGCGCGCTGCGCGGGCGTGGCCGCGTCGTACTGATTGAACACCTGATCGCGGAACTGCGGCGTGACGAACGGCATCGGCGGCAGATTCTGCGATTGCGGCAGATTCTTGCCGTTGCCGAGCACGCCCGCGGTCTGTTCGGGGGGCGTGGCTTGCGTCGTCTGCGCGGCAACCGTCGGGCCAACGACGCCGTCTTGCGCGTCGGGCGTCGTGCCTTGATTGAGCGCGTTGAGCGCGTTCGTGGCGCCGTTCTTGATGTTCTGCCACGTCGACGGCTGCGCGTTCTTCATCACGTCGGCGCTCTTTTGCGCCCACTGCGATTGCGCGGCCGACATCTGATCGGGTGAGACGTTCGGCGCGATCCACTTCTGGAAGTAGGCGTCGGCCGTAGCTTGCTGCCCCTTCGCGTCGAGCTTCTGAAAATCCGGGTTCGCAACGACGGCGGACCACTTCGGTGCCTGCGAGAGATCGGGCGCGGCCGGTGCTTGCGGCTGCACTTCCGGTGCCGGCTGCGGCGCGACGGCGGGCTGATTGCCCAGGCGCCCGAGGATGCCCTTCACGTATTGCGACACGGTCGTGCCGTTGCCGTCGGCCTTGTCCTGCTTCCACGGCGTGGCGCCGCTGGTCGCGACGTTGCCCGGGCCGCTGAAGTACGCGACGGCGATCTTCGCCGGATCGTTGTTGAAGCGCTTCGCGTAGTCCGCGAGGATGCGCGTGCCGATCGCGATGTTGTTGTTCGTGTCGTCGAGCCGCTCGCCCGGCTTCATGTACGGCACGGCCGTCGCGGGCAGGATCTGCATCGCGCCGTGCGCATTGTCGACGCTCGTCTTGGCGTTGGAGCCGCCGCTCGATTCCTGACCCATGAACGCCGAGACGAGCGGGTGCAGCGCGGTCGCGTTCTCTTGCGTGAGGATGTTGTCGAGCGTGGCCGAGTCGATCTTGCGGCCGGTGGCGGGATTGCTGGCCGGGTTCTGATTGGCCGATCCCTGCTGGAAGAAGCTGCTGAAGTCCTGATTCAAACCGCCCGACGACGGTGCCGCGGGGGCAGGCGTCGCCGGGGTTGCTGCTGGTGTTGCTGCTGCACCAGAACTGTTCGAGTTGAAGAAGCCTGAAAAGTCCTGGTTCAGTTCCATTTAGTTATCCGTTGCGTATGGATTGGCGACAGTGTTGGCGGGGTTCGTCGCGTTCGGCCCGCCAATGAGCGAATCGATTGTAGAAGTCGGGTTGGTATTCGAGTTCGGCATGTTCGACAAACCCGGCGTGCCGCCGTCTTGCCCGCGGATCATGTCGTACGCTTGACTCAGGTTGCTCACCGCGTCGCCCGCCTTCATGTTGCCGAGCGTCATCATGTTCGGCAGCGTCATCGCGAGGAATTGCGCCTTGGACATCGAGTTCGCCTGCTGCGCGATCTTCACGGCCGAGTTGTAATCGCCCTTCGTGACGTTGTCGGCAAGGAACCTGACGTTCTTCACGAACGCGCTTTGATGCTGGTCCGAGAACTCCTTCGGTACCGGTGCCGTCGTGGAGTTGACGATCTGACCGCCTTGCACCGTAACGCCAGTCTCGCCCGGGCGCAGCGGCTTGAATTCCGGTGCGGACGTCTGGCTCGTGACGCGACCGCCTTGCACGCCGAACAGTGTGTTGCCTGCAACCTTCCAGTCGGTCGGCTTGGACATCTGGTAAGCCTGCTGGATCGCCTGCGTGGGCAGCGTAAAGAGCGTATTGCCTTGATCGTCTTGTGCGGCGAAGTTCTGCCCGTCGGGAGTGAGTCCAACCGTGCCGATCTTTTTCCCGGAAATGCTCGGATAGGCGCCCGAGTCGGCCATCTTCTGCATATACGCCTGTGCGGTCGGAGCGCCTTGCATCATCGCCGTGTACAGACCCGACACAGCGCCAAAGCTGGCCTGGTGGTCGGCCGACAATTGCGCGAGCTTCATGTTGGTCTGCGTCTGCGGCAGGAGTTTCGCCTGGGTGCCCGTCGTGCCGGCTTGAATCTGCGCCGTGTTGGTGCCCGTCTCATTGATATACGGCTGCGCCGCGATCTTGCCGTCGAGTTGGGACGAGGCGAGCTGTGTCTGTTGCGGCACAAGGCTCGCATTGCCGTTCGCTTGTGCCGTCGAGAGCCCCGCCTGCGCGACCTGTGCTTGTGCCTGCGGCTGATAGGTCTGCTGCGCCGCTTGCATCTTCAGTTCGTCGTTCGCGCGAACCTGCTGCGCGTAGTCTTGCGCGTTCTGCTGATACTGCTGATCGCGGTAGCCGTTGATTGCGCCGGCACCCGCATTGATGAAAGTCGAAAGTCCGCTCATGGCTGATCCTTAACCGTAGTTGTCCGGGTTGTCGAAGCCGGAGTAGGAACTTTGATAGCTCGCGTTGAACCCGTTCGGGCCGGTGTTGACGCTTGGGTTCGTGCTGTTGTTGTTCAGATAGCTCGTCACCCCGTTTGCCACGCTGTTCACGGCGCTGCCGATCGACGACGCCGAGCGCGCATTCTGGTTCGAGACGTTGTTCGACAGGTTCGAGAGGCCGTATGCGGCGCTTCCAGCCGACGACGATGCGGTCGCGGGCAAGCCCTTGCCGAGCGAGAGCGCGTTTTCCTGCATCGCAATGCCTTGGTTCTGTACGGTCTGCCGCGCCGTGTTCTGCTGCGTCGCGCTCGTCGCCGCTTGCGAGAGGCCGAGATTGGTCATGCCCGCCTGATAAGCGCCGCTCGACGGATCCATGCCGGGGGTACGCGCAAGCGAATCTTTCGCGGACGAGAACGCAGAATCGACGGTGGCCGCCGCGGCGCCGGCCGCCTTCTCGTAGTTTTGCGGACTCGTCCAGTTGTTTGCCTGATCGACGAACTTGCCCTCAAGCGGCTGAAAATTCGTCTTGTAGTCGTTCCACTGGTCTTGCGCGATGCCCGCCTGCGTGTTCGAGGCGTTCGCCGACGCGTCATTCATCGCGCTCGTGTCGGGCTGACTCCCTGCGGCAATGGCTGCCGCGCCCAGCGTGCCCGCCGCTGCCAGTCCGCCTCCAACGAGTGCGGCCGTTGCCGCTGAAATTCCTGCGCTCATGCGTGCTCTCCGATTGGCTTGAACCCACTACCGTTCACGCTCATGGCCTGCCGGTAGCAGTTGGTTATCTCTGCGCCCGCGGCGATGCGCTCTTTCGCCTCTAGCACGAGGTCGCCGTTTTCCAGCAGCACGAACACCGTGTTTGGCTGTGCCGAATGATTGATGAAGCGCCCCGCGGGCGTGCGCTTGCCATCGATACGCACCGGGGAGATGCGCTCACCCGGTTCAATATCGCGGGTGGCAAACATGCCCTTACCGGCGATATCCGATGCGCGCAGTTCAAGTGAGTCGAAGCCCTCGGGCATCGGCACCTGATCGGCTTCGTTCTCGACCAAGCGCGTGACTACGTCCTGCGACAGTCCGTACTCTGCGAGAAAGCGCTGATAGTCCTCGCGATCGGCCGCTATCCGGGCGTTGCGCAGTTGCGCGTTATCGCTGCCGCCGAGCAGTTCGGCGTTCGTCGACTCGGTGATTTCCTCGATCAGCTTGTCGATATCGGTCGTGTCGGTCGCGTGGTAGGTCGTCCACACGGTTTCTTCGAGCGCATAGCCGACGCGCTTGCTGCCCGCCTTCGAGGTGAAGGTGTAGGGCGCGGCGATCTCGCGCATGCCGTCGTCGGTCGAGACGAGCAAGCGGCCCTTCGAAACGGTGCAGAGATGTTCGTGCCGGTGCACAGCGCCGGTGATCACGACGCCTGCCGGGATGGTCATCTCGCGAGCCGCCATGCCCGGCGCGAAGTAATGACGCACGGGGCAGTCGACTTGCGGGAGCTTTTGAATCTCCCGCTCTAGCTGAAGCACTTTTTCGCGGTCGACTCCCGCATCCGGCAAGACAATGGTGTTGTTCACGAGCGCTCTATAGACACAATGACCCACGCACAAGGATAGGGGCCGGGGCTCTATTTGACGTTGGGCGACTTCGGGAAACGCTCTTTGACCGCCTTGATGCGCTCAAGCATTTCGGCCGTCTGAACGGGCATCGCCACGCCGGATTGCTCGATGAACTTCCAGATCGCGTCGAGCTGCTCGCCGACGCTCGGATAGGCTGCGGCGCGCTCGGGCCGGTGGTCGTCGTAGTGGGTGATCTTCATTGCGTATGCGTGAAGGCGGCGTCGAGATAGGGGAAGCACGACACGGTGATCGCGTACGTGCCCGCGTTCGGGAACGTCATTTCGAGCGTGCCGTCGTCGACCGTATAGGCGATGCCGTTGATCGTGACCGTCGCCGCGCTTGGCAGGTTCGAGAGTACGGTGCCGTTCTGCGCGGCCGGGTTTGTCGGGCGCGGCGCGATCGCGCCATTCACGACGTAATGCGTGTTCCAGTCGCCATCGCCGATCACGACGCTTCCTCCTGTGGGGGGCGTCTGGAGTTCGACCATCGAGGCCGGCATCATCATCCTTTGTGTGATGCGGCCGGTTGAATCAGCGATGACGCATTTCGTGTGTACGGTGGCGTCGATGGTCTGTTCGGTGTCGTCGCTCATCGCTTTGCCTCAAAAACTGTCAGCGTCACCGAGGAATCCGTGGAAGGGGGATTAGGATCCCGGTCCGTCGATACCGTGATGGAAAAACCGCCTACGCCCAACACGCCACACCACGTTATCGCAGGGTTATTAGTATTCGTCATACGCACGCCATCCACGTAGATATCAAGAATTGCCATGCTGGTGGCTGCAATGATCAGTACGGCTCCGCCCGATGAGGCATACGTGATGGCGGCACTGGTCGTGCCGGTGGTGTTCGCCATCGTCGTGACCGCGTTCGCACCGATGCGCAGCGTGTCGATCTGCGCTTCGCCGATGTGAGCAGTCTGGATCTCGGCATGTCCGATTTGCGCGGAACCGATCGCCGCGTCGCCGATCAGCGCGCGCGTGATCGCGGCGTTCGCGATCGCCGCGGTGTCGATCATGCCGTTGGCGATGACCGCGCGCCCGATGTAGACGCCCGGTTGCACGACTTGCCCGCCGATGTTCTGCGGCGTCGTATAGACGACGAACGGCACCGACGGCGCGATGCCGGGCCCGCTCGGGCTGCCGATCGCAAACGCGTCCGCACGAATGAAGAACTGGGATGTCGGCGTGCCGTTCTTCGCGGTGCTGTAGAGACCGAAGCCCGAGATATACCCGTTGACATCCGTCTTGACGAACCACTGCGCCTCAAGCTGACCGTCGGCGTTCGCGCGCGTCTCGGCTTCCTGAATCAGCGACGCGTTCAGATTGCCGACAGACGAGCCGAGCGTCGTGACGTCCTGCGAAAGCTGGCCGACGCTGTTCGAGAGAATCGTCTGCTTCTTCGTGATGCCCGACGGCGCGTTGAATGACGTGCCCAACGACTGGAAGAAGGGCGACGCAAGAATCGACGCCTGCACCGCGTTGACAAGCGCCGTGACCGCGCCGGGGGTCAGCAGGATCGAATCAGCGGAGAGGGACGATCCGCCTGCACCCGAGCCGCCGCTCGACGATTGCGCCAGACCAAGGTCGCCGCGCGTGACGAACGCGTTCGAGCCGTCGCCGGCCGCGCCGTTGCGCACTTGCCAGCCGGTGACAACCTGCTGCAGCACCGTGCGCACGTTCTGGTCGGCGATCGCGTCGAGCGCTTGCTGCGTGACGCCCGGAACGACGGCCGTCTGTTGCGTGATGTTCGCCATCAAGTCACCCCCACCGTGCGGAATGACTCGCCCATGCGGAATTCACGAAAGCGCCCGGTGCCCGAGATGGAAAGCTGCATGCGCCGCGAACGGTAGCCGCTCGGAAGCTTGAAGCGCTGGTTTCCGCTGACGGTACGCTGCCAGCGCTGCACCAGCACGCCGTCCTCGTTGTCGGTGAACATCGTGAGCGTCCACGAGCCGGTGCACAGCACTTCGGCCGCGCCAAAATTCACGGTGCCGGGTATGACCGCCTCGCGCGACTTCCACGTCGCGGCGAGCGCGGCGCCGCCATTGAACTGATAGGCAGTCGAGCCGTTCACGTAATAGAGGCCGTCGGAGATCGGGGAGATGAACGTGCATGCGGCGTTGAAGTTCGGCAGTTCGGTCATCGTGCCGCCTGCCTCGTCGAACTTCAGCATGAAGGCGGTGAAGGCGTTCGTCGACGAATAGACGAGCAGCCGCCCATCCCAGTGCGCGAAGCGCATTGAGGCGAACCCCGCCTCGTATTTCTGCTTCCAGACGTCGCGCGTGAAGAAGCGGTCGGAGTAGGTCATCGAGCCGAGCGCGCCCACGACGACGACGATGCCCTCATGCGACGCATACATCACTTGGCCGTTCACGTTCGCGATGCCCCATTTCGAGACGCCCGCATGCGTGATGTTCAGGGGCGCGGCGGTCATCGCGTCGGGCGTTGTGCCCGAGATGACATAGGGTTGCGCGGTCGTGTTGAGCACCATGCCCGAACCCATCGCCATCGCGCCGATGATGCGATTCGGAAACGTGAGCTCGTAGGCCGGGTTCCACGCCCACGGCTTATAGGCGACGCAGAAGTAGAGCGCGTTATCGACCCATCCGGCCAAGATGCCGTTGGGAAGGGACATCAGGCCAGTGAGGTTCGCCGGGGGCGGGTAATAGCCAGTCGATACAAGCTGCTCGCCGAGATCGGCGGACTTGGTCGTATCCTTGAACACCCATGTCGGGCCGCCGCCGAGCGCGAGAATGCTCACGCTGCCGCTATAGAAGTACGCAGCCGTCGACGATCCGCTCGGCGTCTTGTAGATGCGGATCTGGGAAACCTGCGCATAGTCCGCGCTGAACGCGTCAAGGCGCACGGTCACGTCGATTTCGAGGCCGATCTCGTGCGTGATGATGGTCGGATCCGACGGCGGGCCTTCCTCGCCGTAGATATTCACGTACGTATAAGTGAACGCAACGGCTTCCTGATTCGCGCCTTGCTGCGCGGAGGCGGTGAGGTTCAGGGTATAGGTGCTGCCGGACGTAGGCGCCGAGAGCGACAGATTCCAGTCGGCTGCGTTGTCGCTCGTGCCGGTGAAGCTCGAAGCCTCGGTGTAGATGTCAAACGTGATATTGCCGCTCCCGTCGCGCGCGACGAGCTCGATCTGCGGCAGTGCGCCCGACGGCGTGCCGGTCTGAATCGACGGCAAGACGAACGTCCACTGGGAGCCAGCCGTGATCGTATTGAGCGCAACGTTCGTGCCCTGGTACTTGATGCCGCCCGACTCATAGAAGAAGCTCGCCGTGAAGCTGGCCGTTGCCGGGTTTGGCGGCTGAACTGCGGAGAGCGTCGGCGCAACGGTCGGCCGCGGCACGCCCACACGATAGCTCGCGGCCGGTGCGCCGCCCGTGGTCGTCATCAGGTCGCGCGAGGCGACGCGAAAGTCCGAACCGTTCGTGTAGTAGAGCCGGTTCCACTGGTCAGCGGCGATCGGCGATCGCGCGGCGTTCACGTCGGTCGGCCACGAGAAGAAGAGCAGGCCGTCTTCGGTGTAGATGCTCTGTGCGGCGTTCGCGAGCGCGGTGAGCGCTGCGCCGTCGTTCGTGTTGCGCAGCTCGCCGTAGCCGAAGTCGCAGTTCTGCGCGACGGTCGCGGCATTGCCCGGCAGGAGCGAGGCCGGCGTCTTCGGGATCAGCCCCGAGAACTGGTCGAGTTTGATCGGCGGCGTCGGCATTACTTGATCGTCACGGTGAAGGTGTCAATCATCTTGCGGCCGTCGGTTGTGGTCGACGTGACGGTGACGGTGTAGGCCGCGCCGGGTGTCCCGCCTGTGACCATGACCTTCGCGTACGGTCCCATGAGGGTGTCGTTCGTGTAGATCGCATAGACGATCGTGAGCAGCCCGTCGCCGTTTGCAGTGGCCGTGGTCGCATTGACGACTTCGCCCGAGTCGAGATCGTCGCTATAGAAAATCGTGTACGGCGTCGATTCGCCGGGCGCGAGGTTGAAACGGCCGAGTTTGTTCACGCATCACTCCGTGGCGGGCCGCGTCATCGTGCGGTCAATAAAGGGGCGTCGCATCGTGCGATCGACGAAGGGGCGCGACATCGCGCGCTCGTTGGTGTCGGCGAGTTGGCCGTTGATGTGCGGCACGGCCGAGAACGTGCGCGCGCCGGTGAAGACGACGTGCGAGCCGCGTAGCGCGCCGCGTTGCCGCACCGACATTGCGGGGGCGGTGCGCAGCGTCGTGCGCACGCGCTGAATCTGTTTCGGGCTCGCGACGAGCGTCGCGCTGCCGTGGAACGTGGTCGGCGCGTTGACGATCATTTACGCCTCAACGACGGTCAGATCACCCGGCTGGAACTGCATCACGTCGCCGATCTGCAGGATCTTCGCCTGCGCGAGTTGGACGTGATAGAGCAGATTGCCGCCGTTTGACGCGTCCATGATCGCCGCGTGCGTGATCGCGACCTGCGCGCCCGTGACCGCGCCGAACGAAAGCTGATTCAGGTTCGTGCACTGCATGCCGGCGCCGCTTGCCGCTGCGGGCGCGCTCCAGCCGGTGGCGAGGCCGATCGGCAGCCGCGCGTACCATCCGGCAATCGGCTGTTCATTGACCGTGCTACCGGCGTCGGTCGGGTCCGCGGTGAAGAGCGCGAGATACGTATTCGTCGGCGGGGCGAAGACCATGCCGCGAAGCGCCTGATTCAAGCGGGCCGTCTGGAGGTAGGTGGAGGTGTTCGACATGGTGATTCCGTCAATGAGTCGAGCGCGACACGGAGCGCGATCGAACGAGGGATTTCGACGCGTCCGCGCGCGCGGCTGCGGTTTCGTTCTCGAACATCTGCGCGTAGAGGATGGCCTGCTTCGGGTTGCTCCACGGCTTGCCGGGCATCAACATCATTCGCGCCTTCGCGCCTGCGGTGATGCCTTCCCAGTACTGGCTGTAGATCCAGCCCGGGAAGCCTTTGGAGTTCCGGTCAGGCTGCATGGACACGGACAGGAGCAAGCCGCCTGCGAGCGAGCACGGCGGCACGCACGCGAGCGTGACGGTGTCCTGATCCTGCTGCATGTAATGCTCGGGACGTCGCTCTTCGGTGCGCCAGCGCGGGCGCCACGCGTCAAGCGCGTCTTCGCTGCGCGGCGTGAGCAGAAAGCCGTCGAACTTCAGAGACAGCAGCCGCACGAGATCGGTGCCCGCGTCGACGGTGACGTCGTACGTGTTCTGCGCCGCGACGACGTCGATCGGGTCGAGCCACGCGCGCCAGATGTCCGAGCCGCCACAGAAGGCGATCACGGCATTGCGGATCTGGTTCGTGACGAGCGCCGTCTGCGCGCCGGGCAGTTCGGGCATCACTTCGTCGAGCAGGTCGGTGTACTTGGTCGTGCTCATGTCTTGAGGATGCCGTTCTGGAACCGCTGATAGCTCTGCGCTTCGCGCGCGGCGTTCACGTTCTCGTCGTCCTTGTTCTCGGCGCGATAGATCACGTAGTGCTGAAGCGCGACTTCGTGTTGCGCCGACAAGGGAAAAGTATCGGTCGTCGCGAACAATGTGACGGGGGCGGTGTTGAAGCTGCCAAAGCGCAGATCGGGCCGCAGCGCGTAGGCTTCGGCGAGGCCGTCGCACAGGTAGCCGAGCAACTCGGGGTCGGTATAGCGCGACTTGTCCGCATCGTTGAGCGGCACGCGCGCGCGGTCGATTACGCTTTGGCAGGTCGTCATGCTTGCGGCACCTGGGGCGTCTCGTCGAGGTCAGGCAAGAGCGCGTTCACCGGGTTGACGGTCTTTTCGAACTCTTCGATCTGATCGATCATGTGCGCGCGCGACATGGTCGCCGGGATATCGCGGCCGAACTTCAGCTTGGCGAACACCTTGAGCTCGGCGCGCGTCATCCTTTCGACGGGCTTGGCGAGGTCTGCGTCGTCGACTTCCGTCGGCTTGCCGTCCTCGTCGATCGTGTGATGCAGCGTGTTCACTTCGAGCCGCGAGGCGTCGTCGGGATTGGCGAGTTCCCACTCGTCGGGGTGCTTCAGGATCTTGCGCGCGGCGCCCACGGTGACAGCTTGCACATCGCCGTTGCCATCCCACACCGTGCCGGTGCCGCCGACCGGGTCGATGGCCCAAGCCTTGCGGCCGATATAGCGAAGTTCGATCATTTCTCGTTCCTCATGTGAAAACGGGACGACACGCGGCCGCCCCGTTTTGTCTTTACGCGCTACTGGATCCGGGGCTTAGATGCCTCGGAACTCGTAGCCCACAACCGCGTCGATCTGGCCGGTTGCCGCTGCGCCGCCGATGACGGCAACGAGGTAGGCATCCTTGAGCAGCTTGATCGGAGCGCCCGGCATGCGCGTGCAGGCCGCAGCCGCCGTCGAGGTCGCCGGGATCAGCGCGGCATCGTCGACCGTCGTGTCCGAGCCGTCGGTGTACTCGAAGCCGAGCGAGACGGTCGAGCCCGCGCCGAGTGCCGCATTGATCAGCTTCGACTCGGCGACGAACGTGCCGGCGTAGAGGGTGCGCAGCCGCACCTTGTCGCCGGGTTGTGCGTTGGCGAGCACGAACGAGCCGTGTGCCACTGCATAGGCGTCGTCGCCGGAATAGGCGGGCGACAGGAACTGGTTTGCAACGTACGTGGTCATCAAATTCTCCTGGAGCGTCGCTCACTCCCTTTTCAGGAAGTGAGTAAAACTCGATTTCGAGGTTACGAGTTGAGCAGCGTACGGCCCGCAGCCGAGTTCACGGCCGGTGCGTACGAGTCCACTACGGCCACGCCGAAGTCGGTGTCGGCGCCGTCGATCTTGAAGCGGATCTTGGCCGAACCGTTCATCGCGCCCGCGACCAGTTCCACGCTGTTGCCGTGGTCGACTTCCTCTTCCGACCAGTCGTAGAAGTAGTCGCTCTTCGACTTGCCGTACGCCTTCGCGAGTGCTTGCGCACCGAGGATGATCGCGCGGTCAACCGGTTGTGCGGTCTGCACGGTCGATTCCGTGTAGGTCGCGCCGTCGGAGCCGCCCGTGTCGACCGTGACGACGTCACCCGTATTGAAGCGGATCGCGTAGCGGTTCAGGCGCTTGATCAGCACGCCGTTCCACATGATCGTTTCGTACGCGTCGAACAGCGGGTGCTTCGTCGCGCCGTTCGCGCTCTTACGCTCGAACGCCATCTGCACGGCGGTGCGCCATTGCGTTTGACCCGTGCGCGCCTGCAGGTAAAGCCACTGGCGCTCGGTCACGAACATGACCCACAGCGGATCATTCCATGCCTTGTCGTCGCCCTTGATCTTGACCGACTGGAGCGGGACCGGCGTCTCGCGAAGTTGCGCGACGATCGCGTCGATGTCCTGCAGCGTGAGCGCGTTGGCCGTGCCGATCTGCGACGGATCCGAAGCGCCGCCTGCACCGAAGTAGCGGTTCTTCGTCGGTGCGAGCACCTTGTTCACGACGATGTCGTTGAAGTCGTTGTCCGTCTGGAAGGGCAGAACCCAGTCCGTGGTGCTCTGCGAGCCGCGCGCGCCCGCGAGCTGCACGAGCGTGATCTGATCTTCGCAGCGCGTCATCCACGCCTGCAGGCCCGACATCGCGATATTGCGCAGGTTGTGCACCGTACGCTTTTGCGACATCTTGCCGCCGCCGTCCGCACCGCCGCGCATCTGGTCGATACGCACGTCCATGCTGGACGAGGTAAGCGCCATCATGCGGCCTTGGATGCGGCGATCGCCCATCGTCGGCTTGCCTTGCAGCACGTTGAAGAGGTCGACGGAGACAGAGTCGCCGGCGCCCTTCGCGAGATCGCCCGTCTTGACGATCGGGTAATCGGCGCTGGTTTGGCCTTTGGCTTTCGCCGCGAACGAACCTTCCTGCGGCATTTCGCCGGAGATCAGGTTCATGAAGCCCGGCGCGGTCTGCACACGGGTGAAGAGCCCCACGGAATACACTTTCCGGGCGAGGGGCGAGCCAATTGGAATGCTGGTCGACATGGTCTAAGAGTCCGTTTATCCGAGAGAAGCGAAATAGGCTTCCTGCTGCGCCGGGGTCATGCGGTTGAGCTTCTCGGCAAGCTGTGCATGCGTCATCGCTTCAAGCGCTTGATGTTCCGATTGCGCGGCGGGTTCGCCGACGGGGAACTCGGAGAGCGAGGTCGGCACGTTCGCCGCGGTGTTGGCTTTCGCCGCTGCCGTTGCTGCTGCCTTCGCCTGCGCCTTCAAGTCCGTTGCGTTAGCGGCGGTTTCCTTCTGGTTCGATTTGCTGCCGGGTACGTCAATCGCACCGTTTGCCTGCTCGACCATCTCGATCACCTTCGCGAAGCGCTCGGACATGGGCTTGTTCGCCCAACCCGGCAGTCCCTTCAAGGTGTCATCGAACTGGCTTGCAAGCGCGAATGCGTCGGGATCGTTGGCCTGAATGTGGGCGAGCTTGGGATTGGAGTCGATCGCGTCTTGCACCGACTCTTCGACGCTGCGCTGACTTGCAGCTTCAATCTCTTGCTTGAATCCCGCCTGTTCTTGCAATTGCGACTCAAGACGGTCGGCGCGTTGCATCGACGCTTGAAGCGCTTTGTAGACAGTCGGAAAGTCCTCTTTCAGAGCTTCCAGATCCGCATCCGACATTGCGGGTGCGTCCGCAGTCACATTCGTAGCTGCCCGGGCGGCGGCGGGATTCGCCCCGTTTGCTACTGCAGCGAGCGACTTCTCCAGAGCGGCGACGCGCTCGGCCATCTGCGTAGCGAGTTCGTTAGCGCGCTGCTTTTGCTCACGTTCGCTCTGCAGGACCGAGTACGGAATGACGTGCTTGCCATCTTTCGTGGCGACGCCTGCCGGTTCGGGTTCAGTCGGGGTCTGCGCTTCAGTACTCGGCTCGGATGCGGCCTTTACTTCCGCGACGGGGGTTTCCGGTGCCTTGGGCGCTTCCGCTGCTGCGGGTGCCTCGGGCTCGTTGCCTTGGCGCTCGATCTGTTCGAGGAGCTTCAAAGCTTCAGCCGGGTCCTGCGGGATGTTGTTCAGGTCGATCTCAAAACCTTCAGTTGCCATTGCCACTCCACGTATCGCGTTGGTTGCGGAAAAGACCGTGAGGACCGGCGCCCGTAACCGAGGGCGCGGAAAAGCCGGTTCTTACAGTTGTGCCGATTCTATGAAGGCGGGAGCTATTCGAGGTCAGGCGCCGAGCAAGCCATGCGTTTTCAGGTCAACGATTAGCTGCGCAAGCTGTGCCGATGTCTGCGCGAGCGTTGCTGACGCGCCGGGGAAACTCGCTGTCTGCACGTTTCCAGTAGGCGTACCGTAGCCAGGAATACGCGCCCCGATGACCTGATTACCCGCAACTGCGTAGCTTGGCGCGGTAGGTTGCTTGCCAAAGGTAGCCACCCCCGTCCCGTTATTGATAGCGAAAGGGGTATCCGTGAACGCGCCGCTCACATAGCGATTCAGGTTTAGGTTGTTAGTCGTTCCCTTCGTGAACAGCCATGCAGTTGCGCCGTTGTCCGACCATCCATAGCCGACAGTCTGCCCAGCTGCGCTGCCATCCACCGTAAGGACTGCTCCACCGTACTTAATTAGCGCCTGTGTAGCCAGGTTGATTTGCAGCGTTCCTGATGCGGTGTTCGAGTACGCCCCAGTAACCTGGCCGGATACGGACAGTTGAGAAAACGTACCTGCGAGGGCAAGCCCTCCCTGATAGGCGTTGCCGTCAAGGATTACGGTTGAACCAGGCGCAGCCGTTACACTCGTGAG